CGACAACACGAGCGAAATTCAAAACGTTTGTTTGTCATTCGGCGATAAGCTTTGTTTCGACATCGACAACCTTCAGTCGATCGCCTTTCGCGTCAAGGTTGTGCCGGAAAGCACTAACCTGGACTCGGCAACTTCGGTCGCGTTCGGTTTGGCATCGGCTCGAAACGACGCGATTGACAGTATCGCGAACCACGCCAGCTTTCGGCTAATCGGGTCGAATTCGCTTGTCGTTGAAACCGACGACGGAACGACCGACCTTGACGACAAGGCAACCGGCCAGAGCCTCAGCACGACCTACCGTCGATTCGTGATTGACTTCACCGGCGGAAAGTCAAACGTGAAATTCTACGTCGATGGGATTCGCGTTGCTGCTGGCACGACCTTTGACATGAGCGCCGCTACCGGATCGCTACAGCCCTATGTGCAGATCCAAAAGACTGCCGATACCAACATCGACTTTGTTCACGTCGATTACGTCAGCGTAGAGGCGAAACGCTGATGCCAAACGTAGAGATTAACGCCGGACAATCCATTGAGGTTGCCGGCGTAAAGATCACCGTTGACGGAGTGACGCGACACAGCGAGGGCGACGGGCCGCCGGTCCAAAGAGTCAGCCTAAGCGTCGAGCCGATCGCCGCAGCGGTGGCGCAAGAGCAACCGAAAGCACGGGCACGGACAAACCAACGATGACCTTACGCGATGTAATCGCAAGTGACGCAACCGCGGTTTTTCTGAACAGTGACGATTTTGCCGAATCGGTGACCTATCACCCACATCGATTCTACGGGTCGGAAATCAGATCACCGCGAACGATCAAGGCGGTTGTCATTCGCGAACAGGTCGACAACTTCGCAGAAGACGTTGTGACCGTGCTACCGCGATTTGAAGTACACGTTGCGAACGATGCGACCAACGGCATCAGTAGCACGGAGATTGACACGGGCGGCGATCAGTTAGAGTTCCCAGCCCGCGACGGCAAGGCGGCCGAACGCCGAGCCATACTGAAGATCACGACGCAAGATAACGGAATGCTTGTCCTCGAATGCAGATAACCGCAGCCCTGCCGGTGCTAACGCGAATAACCGAAGAGCTTTTCGATAGGCTCAATCGGTTAACGGCTGGCTATAGCGATTTCACTTACGTTTACGAAGTAGTCAGGCCGACTCGATTGGCACAGTACACGCCGAGGCATTTGCAAATCATCGTCGTGAAAGGCGAACGCGAACGGATGCCGGAGCTTGATTGCCCTGGCAATCCGCCAGCAATCGCATATCGGCAAAGGTTTGACATTCGCTGCCATGTGCTACCGAGCGAAAAAGACACAACCCCAATCGATCAATACTGCGAGATTTTTGAGTCAGACGTTGTTAAGACCGTTTGCGACGCGAGCCAGTGGCACACGTTCGGAGGTAACGCAATTAACGCAGAGTTCGACGTTGCTGATGCGATCGTATCGGACGGCGGCATAGGTGGCGTTAACCTGCCGTTGCTTGTGACATACAGGCACGACGAAGGAAACCCGTACAACGTGCGATCGTGATTATTTTCAACATCAAAAGGCAGCAAATCGACCGACTTAAAAAAGCTATCGAAGGAGTTCAGACAAACTTAGACAAAGAGCTTGCGGTTGTAATAAACAAAACAGCAAAGGCAACTTTGGGTCAGATTGCGAAAGATATCGGAACAGAACTAAACACAACACAAAAGGCGATCAAGTACGGCGGTAAAGCGTTGCAAGTACTTGGAAAAGCGACGGTTACAAACCCTGGAGTGATTGTTCGAGTAACTAGAACGGGCCGAATGAGCCTTCGGCATTTTAAACCAAAGCAAAACGAACTTGGCGTTAATTACAAGATAAGCAAAACAAGAGGCAATGCATTTATAAGATCCGCTTTTATGGGGCCAATACCCGGACTGCTTAACGCACAATGGAAAGGAAATGTGTTTAAGAGAAAGGGCAAGCCAAGAAAAATGAAAAAAGGCAGATATGCCGGCAAGATTCGCGAGCCAATTACAAAACTTAACGCCGCATCGCCTTGGGGTGTTTACGTTGCTAAGAATTTTCAACCTGAACAAGTGCGACGAATCAACGAACGACTAGAAAAGGAAATGGAAGAACGGATCAGGTTTCGGGTTGCCACAGCCTTTAACAAAGCCAAGCCAAGAGGAATTTAATCAATGTCGCTACTCAGACGCCGCACAGTATTCGCTGCCAAAGCCGAAGCAACCGTAGGCACTGCCGAAACGCTGACCGCAAGCGAAGGCGTTTTCAACGTTTACGATTTGCTAATTCAGCCCAACATTTCGATGACGCAACGAGAGGGCCAGGGGGCGTTTAACTACCTAGCAGCAATCGCCGCCGGTCGCCAAGGCACGGCCACGTTTTCGACTGACATCTATTGGGGCGGCGACAGCGGATCGCTTCCGCCGTGGGCTACGGTACTTCTTCCGGCTTGCGGTTGGGTCAACACGTCAGGCACGTTCAAGCCGAAGACCGCTAAACCTGGGACCACTAGCAGCGACCCGCGAACAATCACAATCGGCGGCTTTGTTGATGGAAAATATCGAAAGCTATCCGGTTGCATGGGCACGTTTTCGATCGATTTGCCGACAGGCGACCTCGGGCGGATCAACTGGACATTCAGCGGTAAATGGGAAGCGGAGACGGATTCGACGATCATCGCGCCAACTTATCCTACCGACTTGCCTAGTCGATGCGCTGGCGACACGTTCCAGTTCAACAACGCGAACATCTGTGTCGCGTCGGCAACAATTGACGCCGGCAATACTGTTGTTATGCGAGAATGCACAACGCACGTCAGCGGCTACGCTTCGGCGATTGTTACGAACCGCCAGCCAGTTATCACGGCAGACCCCGAGGCCGTTTTGGTGGCGTCGCTCGACCGGTATTTAGCACTAACGGCATCGACCGAATACGAGTTAGAATACAAGCTGCCGACTGCCGGATCGGGAACGATTGTTTTTTTGGCACCGAAAGCGCAGATCCAGACGGCCGCTCAAGGTAATCGAAACGACATTGTGACCGACGATATTACTTGGCAGTGCAATAAAAACGGAACCACAAACGATGAGGAATTGGCGATTCAATTCGTCGATGCAACGCCATAATGCCAAAAAGTTTGGATCGTGACGACAGGATCGTCTTTGTACTCAATAGCGACGCCGGCAAGCCGCGAGACATTCAGCCGCGGTTGATCGGCAGCGTGCTAACGCTTGGTAAGCAAAAGCAACTTTCCAAGGCGTTGTCGTCAACGAAGACAGAAGACGCAGAGGGCAAGCTCAATGCGGCGATCGATGCCGTAATGGTTTGCCTAAGCGGATGGGAAAACTTCGGTCGTGAGTTTAGTCGCGAAGCACTCGAAGACATCCTGACAATTAACGAAATTAACGAGATTATCGACGCGATCGTCACGACGTTCACGGCAAGCGGTGACGAGCTAAAAAAATCCGCATCGCCGCCTACGTCCGCTGCGGCGAGCTTTGCAAATCATGTCGCGGGCGATGCAATGAGCTTTTCGACGAACAGCAGAGAATCGAAATTGAGTGTCCCGCCTGTGTTGGGCATGGTTGTGAATGGTGTCGAGGTGGATACTTTGAACTAAAGGAATGTCCGTCGTCGTTTATTGGTCGTGACATGATCGACCAAATAAACATCGCGGCGGCTTGTGTCGATGGTGTGCTGCCGCAAACCGGCGGATTACTTGATCAGTCGGCGTGGTGGTTTGAGCTTCGACGAATTCTGAACAACGAAGAAAACGCAATTCAGATTGAGCAAGTAGAGCGAGAGCGAAAGCGATATGCCAGACGTTGAGTTCGCAATTGGCGGTAAAAACGAAACGGCGAAGGCGATCAACTCGACAGTCGCTGGATTGTCGCGTCTTGAAATGTCTTTTGGTTCAATCATAAAAACCGCTGCCGGTTTTACGCTTGTATCGGGAACAATCAATACAGCACTTCGCGGCATTGAAAGGCTAGGCAGTTTAATTTCCGCGGGCGTGTCTGATTACGATAAGGCTACGGAGGCTAATCGAGCACTTCGTCAGGCAATGGAGCTTAACGGCGGAGCGACCGACGAAGCTGTTCAAAAAAACATTGAACTTGCCGATTCGCTTGAGCGTCGAACAAACATCGAAGCGGAAGCAATCGCCGAGATGATGAAATCGGCGGCGATGCTTGGCGTCGAGAATGAGCAGCTTGACGACGTGGCACAGGCGGCGATTGGGCTATCGGAGGCAATGGGCATCGGGCTTGATGATGCGTTAAAGAAAGCACGACTAGCAACCGAAGGCAATTTTGATTCGTTTAACCGCTTAATTCCGTCGCTTAAAGACATGGCGACGAATGAAGAAAAGCTAGCCGCCGTGATGCAGTTGGCGAATAACGGCATGGCACAAAAAGAGGCGAGGGCCGATAGTGCTGCCGATGCATACCAGCGGATGCAACACAAAGTCGGAACTATGATGGAGGTACTAGGCGAGGCCCTATCGCCATTTAGAAAGCTTGCACTAGACGGAATCGGGTTTGCAGCCGA